TAGAGGTTGATGGTATCAAAGGACACATGGACTGTAAGATTGATGGTGAGGTTGTTGATATTAAGACTGCATCAAACTTCTCCTTTAAGAAGTTCTCCGAAGGAACCTTAGTAGACGATGATCCTTTTGGTTATATGGCACAGCTTGCAGGCTACGAAGAAGCAGAAGGTACAGAGGATGGTGGCTTCTTTGCCATCAACAAAGAGTCAGGAGAGATATGTTTATTTAGACCGGGAAACTTATCTAAACCTAATATAAGAACTAAGATAAGCACTATCAAAGAGTCCCTAGAAGTAGATGAACCTCCTGCCATATGTTATCCTCCTGTACCAGAGGGAAAGAAAGGCAACCTTAGACTAGCGACAGGCTGCGTATATTGCCCTCACAAAGCTAAGTGCTGGAAAGATTCTAACAACGGTAACGGACTTAGAGCTTTTAAATATTCAAACGGAGTCAAGTACTTTACTCGCGTTATATCTATGCCCAAGGTTATGGAGATACCTTTATGAACAGAAGACTATCTAAAAGAATAAACAATAAAGCTTCAGAGATTGCTGTTGAATGGCTCAAGAGTATGATACCTGAGTCAGAAGCAGACACAGTAACCTCAAAGAATATACCGCGTGACAACCCCTGCGCTTACAGAAACGGAGTAGCTTACTCAGTCCCTTACTCCTTTAAAGGTGCAAAAAGAATCATTAAGATCTTAGTACGCAGAGGAAAGGATTTAGATGCTATTACAATGAAAGATATAGAACAGCGTGTAAGGAGTACACAACGATCTTAGAATCTGTCCCTGATATAGATAGTGAACCAGAGCTTACTATAATAGAGCTTGCTAGATTCTTTATCACAAATAACGGTAGCATGGAGCAAGTGCCTACTGAATTAATTAAACAACTTTTAATCTTACTAGAGCTAGAAGTTATAAAAAGAGAAGGTGTTATACACTAATGAAAAGAAAGCCTAGACAAAGAAGACCTATAGAAAAAGGTAAGCCCAAAGGATACGACTCTAAATGGGAAAAGACTTTACACGATACAGTACTACAGGATTGGATACACCACGATGGTAAGGTTCCTTATGTTATAGAACACAACTATCATCCTGACTTTACTAAAAGGATAGGACGCAAGAAGATTATCATTGAAGCCAAAGGTAGATTCTGGGACTATGCTGAGTTTACTAAATACATATGGATTCAAAAAGCTTTACCTAGTAGCACAGAACTGGTATTCTTATTTGCAAATTCATCTGCGCCTATGCCTCAAGCAAAGAGACGCAAAGATGGCACTAAGAGAAGCCACGGAGAATGGGCATCTGATAACGGCTTTAGATGGTTTACTGTTGATACATTACCAGAAGAATGGAGGAGTGAAAGTGAAACAAAAGACTAAGAGGTGGCTAGCTCTAGATGATGCTACGCCTGCAGATTGGGATAGCATACATCAGAGTACTACTAGTACCGTCTTTTCGTCTCTCACACAGTGGGATGCTGTGACTAAGCCTGAACACTACAATAGTGGAGCCGTTGAGTGCATAGACGGTATAGAATCTATGTTAACTAAAGAAGAGTTCATCGGATATTTACGGGGTAACAGTCTTAAGTATCGTTGGAGATATCCTTATAAGAATGGAACGGAGGATCTAAGGAAGGCAGCTTGGTACGAGGAGAGACTGCTTAAAACTTTAGAAGCTGATGATGATGGATAACAATTACGTAGACAGAAAGACTGAAAGAAGAACTAGATACAATAGAAAAGTAAAAGGTAAAGTAACAAAAGATAACAAGAACTTTAAAAACATTCGCTTAGAAGAACTAAGGAAACAGGACGCAGACGAGGAGTTATTAGATAATGGATCAGTACCAACAATACATACACAAGAGTAGATATGCACGTTACATAGATGATGAAAAGCGCAGAGAAGAATGGGGAGAAACAATCAATCGTTATCTTTCTTTCTTTGTTGAGCGCGGTCAGATCAACGACGAAGAAGCAGTAGAACTTTTCAACGGTATAGCAGATCAAAAGGTAATGCCTTCTATGCGCTGCATGATGACAGCAGGAGCAGCCTTACACCGTGACAACGTAGCAGGATTCAACTGCTCTTACCTTCCTATTGATAGCCCTCGCTCCTTTGATGAGTTAATGTATATCCTTCTTTGCGGCACAGGCGTAGGCTTTAGCGTTGAACGTGACTACGTTAGTAAGCTTCCTGAAGTAGCTGACAGCTTTCACGATACTGATTCTACTGTTGTTGTATCAGATAGTAAGGTTGGCTGGGCTAGTGCTTTCAGAGAACTAATAAGTCTTCTTTATGCAGGTAAGATTCCCAAGTGTGACCTCACTAGAATACGTCCGGCAGGTGCTAGGTTAAAGACCTTTGGCGGTAGAGCAAGTGGCCCACAACCTTTAGCAGAACTATTTAATTTTGCTGTTGAACTTTTTAAAGCTGCAGCAGGACGTAAGCTTACTTCACTAGAATGTCATGACTTAGTATGTAAGATTGCAGACATTGTTGTTGTAGGCGGTGTACGTAGATCAGCCCTTATTAGTTTAAGTAACGTTACTGATAACCGTATGGCTAACGCTAAGAATGGTGAGTGGTACTTGGGCAACGGTCAAAGAGCCTTAGCTAATAACAGTGCTGTCTACTCTGAGAAGCCTGACTTTGATACATACTCTTCTGAGATGAAGAGACTATACGATTCTAAGTCTGGCGAGCGCGGAATCTTTAGCCGTATTGCAGCTCAAAAGATTGCAGCACGTAACGAGAGACGCGATGCTACACATAAGTTTGGTACTAATCCCTGCTCAGAGATCATTCTACGTCCTTATCAGTTCTGTAATCTCTCTGAGGTTGTAGTAAGAGATGATGATACGGCTGAAACTTTAAAAGAGAAGGTAAGACTCGCTACAATTCTAGGTACTCTTCAATCAACAATGACTGACTTTAGATACCTGCGTAATATCTGGAAAAAGAATACAGAAGAAGAGGCTTTGTTAGGGGTTTCTATGACAGGTATCATGGACTGCAAGCTCACCAATGGATCTACGGGTGAAGCAGCCCTAGGAACGCTCTTAGAAGCCCTCAGAGCCGTTGCAGTGGACACAAACAAAGAGTGGGCATCTAGGTTAGGGGTCAACCAATCAGCCGCCATAACGTGCGTGAAGCCGTCTGGTACAGTGTCTCAGTTGACAGATAGTGCTAGTGGAATACACCCAAGGTTCAGCGAATACTATACTAGAACTGTAAGAGCTGATAAGAAAGACCCTCTTGCTACGGCTATGATAGAAGCAGGCTTTCCTCACGAAGAAGATGTAATGAATACTTCTAACTGGGTGTTTAGCTTCCCGCAGAAAGCACCTAATAAAGCTGTTACAGTTGAAAGCATGGGCGCTATGGAACAGTTAAAGCTGTGGAAAGTTTATCAAGATAGTTGGTGTGAGCATAAGCCTTCAATGACTTGCTACTATAACGATGATAACTTCTACTCTGTATGTCAGTGGATATGGGAAAACTTTGACAGCGTTAGCGGTATCAGCTTTCTACCTGAAGCGGAGCATGTATATAAGCAAGCACCGTATCAGAAAATAGACAAAGCAAATTATATGAAACAAATTAAGGAGCTTCCTAAAGACTTTGAGTGGGACATAGAAGAGCTAGATGATAACACTGAAGGTGCACAGACCTTAGCATGTGTTGCAGGAGTGTGTGAGATATGAAGAAGGAAGGTAATCTAATCTCCTTTAAAGTCCTTATAGATGAGCGAGGGTTAATAAATACAGAGCTTAGTTTCTTTCCTGAAGATCAGATAAAGAAGGTTTTTGCAGACCCTTACACTCAGAACTATATTAGAACTATACTACGCGAGGGTCATTTAAAACTTGACCCTTTACATCTCTACTTAGAAAAACAACTACAGGCATTATAAAATGGAAGAATTATTTTTTACAGCAGAACCAGAAACAAAACTATCTACTGTCATGCGTATTAACTCTGAGATTATAACAGCATTAGCTGCAATGGAGTTAGCCGAAGAGAACATAAATGTGGTTACAGAGATTCTAAAGAAGCACTCAGACTTTGTAATAGATATTTCTCTTAAAGTTTTAAAAGCAGAACGACTAGATATAAAGATAGTAAAGTAATTTACTTCTTTGACTTAGCCCCCGAACACTTCCAACGCTTACGTGATAAGTTGTTGGGGGTGTTGGGATCGTTCTGCTTTTTCTTAGGTAGTCTTTTCTTAATGCCTAAGCTTCTTGCACAGTAGCTGTCGCCTTTAGAGGTTCCCGGCTTAACTCTAGCACCACCGCCTTTAGCTTTACCGGCCTGACCATAGCTGACCTTCTTACCGGATGCTGTTACCTTTACTTTTGCTTTGCCTTTCCTAGGTTTTGCCATTTAAATATTCCTCTTCTTTTTTATCTAACCAAATCATAATTAATAATAATAAAGATACTGTTAAAACCTTCACGTTTTTCTGTACTTTCTAGTCTTAGCTGCAGTCTTCTTAGGCTGCTTGCTGTGTTGCTTACCCTTCTTAGTGTCTTCACGCTTCTTCTTAGTAGTTGCTGCGTATTCTTTAGACGATAAAGCTTTGATGGCTTTCTCAGGCAGGTAACGCTCACCAGTTTCACTGGACTTCTTACCAGACTTAGTTCTCCACTTCTGCTTTGTCCAAGCCTTCAAAGACTTTTGAGATTTTTTAAGTGCCATTATTTATAACCACCGCCTTTAGCTTTATATTCTTTAGCGAGCCTCTGTGCTTTACGCGCACTCCATTGTCCCGGCTTACCACCGCTTGAACTAGCTTTAATCTTGTTAAATAGATTCTTACGCATAGTAGGCTTAGTATAATTACCCGCCTTGTTAACAGTAGATTTTTTCTTTGCCATAGTTACCTCATTTTTTAAATATAAACATAAGAAGACTTAGTATAACGCCAAATGAAATAACAGCAGAGGTTAATACTACACCAATTGTTTTTAAAAGCTTTATGTTCTCGCGTCTTCTAATCCTAGCTATTCTAAGCTGCTTCTCGTGTTCTAATCTAGACTCTTCTACTCTAGACATAATCTCATTATAATCTTTAGTAAGACCCTGCATCATCATAGAGTCCTTAAGCTGCTGATTAAACATCTTAAGCTGTCGCTTGGCGAGTTGTATTTGCATAGAGTCCTTTACAGAAAGCCTTCCTACGTATTTACTTTCTACGTCTTGAACAGCTTCATTGGCTGTAGCATAACGGCCCATCACATCACCTAAGTCACTAGCATGTCCACCTGTTTCCTTTATAGTGGATATAGCATCATTCAGTCCTTTGATAACCGATATAACTGTAGCGACTTCTGCGATCATCAGTCTTTCTTATTCCACAGTTCAAAGAGTACTTTTACTTTTTCTTTGATGGTTTCTATATCACCATGCATCTTAGCTAATACTATAACTAAAGTAATAAAACCCATGAAGATAGGCCAAGTAGAATTTACAAACTCCATAGCTGTCATCATTTATCCCTGTGTACTGAGTTCTTTTTCTCGTAAGTTCTCATAGCACCTAGCCCAAGCATTCCCATTAGTACAGGCATCATAGTTTCCAAGGGTACAAGAGGTATTACGATGTCGTACTCAAGAAGAGCTAAAACAAAGTTGCTAAAAGGGATAGTAATAAAGTTACCAAACATACCTAAGCCACAAGTCCACCCAATAAAAGGTCTCCATCCTGCTACAAATAATGAATTGTGTGCTGCTTCTACTTTGTTAACCTCAAGCTGACCCTTAGCAAGCTCCTGAGCATGATTCTGAGCCATTGTAGCGACTTCATGCGCCAACGCAGCCTTCTGATCCTTGTCCTCTATAAACTTGTCTAGCAGCCCTGTGACAGGCCCTATAAGAGCATTTAAAATAGTCATCTAATAACTCCATATCCAAGGTCTAGGTCTACCACTTTCCCACTCAAGATCATCTAAGTGTATAAATCTAGTAGCGCCTTTTTGATTAACACCAATACCTGTCATTCCTATTCTGATAGCAGCATCTAGAAGCTTGTAAGCTGCTTCACCTTTAACAGCAATATCTATAGCTCTACCAGAAGGATGTGATCCCGGTTTACTTTTCTTAGCTTCTATCGGATGATCCTTGCAACGATAACCAGAGGTAACAACAAAAGGAAATCTTAG